AAGATTCCGCAGTTCGCTAAGAAGTTCCTGAAGAAGTACGGGGTGGAGCCGCAGAAGTTCGACGGTTCTGAGAGTGCAGAAGTGCAACGATTACGAGAAGAACTCAAAGTCGTTGCTAAAAATTTCCCGAATATGTCGCCAGAAGAATTGATAAGAGCATCCGAGATTCGGGAGGCGATTCAAAACAAATCCGACAATAACAAATACTGGTACATCGACATCACCCCCGAAATGCGCCAGGACTTACAACAGAAAGGCGTACCACTTGCGATGAATGACAGAAAACCTCAAGCGGGTCTTCTCGCGTAGGAAAAACAAAATGCTGCTAAACCCACCTTCACCCGCTCCGCGACCAGGCTTGATCGGTTCGCCGTTAGAGCAAGTGCAGCAGTACCACCAGAATCAGTCCGGCGCACAGCAGCTCTACCAGCAGAACATGGCAGAGCAGGCGAGGCAACAGGCCGAGTACCAACGGCGTCTGGCTGCTGACCAGGTAGGCATCGAGCCGTACTCGCTTTTCTTTGGTCGCCAAACCGAAGACCCGTCAGCGGGTTTTGAACTAGCCCCGGCTGATGTATTTCCTGGTAGTGCGGCAGTTAAAAAAGGTTTATTGGGAGCCGCTTCTGCCGTTCCGTTATTGTTAGGGGTGACTCGAAAGGGCGACGGTAGTAGTCTTCGACAAATGAGAGCAAAAACTGATAAACCGATTCTTGATAGGTTTAAGCAGACGGATGAGGTAAAAGTTGCGTTATCTGAAATTTCAGATAGCCAGTTACGAAAGGCAGAGTCAGAGGGATATGACCTTTCTACAATTTGGTATCACGGCACTCCTAGCCCTGACGGAATCACTGGCTCAATAGAAAAAGGCAACATTAAGTCTTCGTTGTACGATCAAAATCCAGAACCGGGATTTTTTATTACCCGCGATCCGGCTATGGCAGCAGATTACGCAGGTAAGAACGGTGTAGTTGAAAAGATCATTATTAAGTACGATTCCGGTCGATATTACAGCGATATACCCAAGCCTGAGTCCGAGGCAAGATCAAAAGAAAATATAGTCGAGTTTGGCCTTTTAGATAATGACTATAGTGGAGAGCCAACTTTACAGTCTTCAGACGCCTTTATTCCATTCGATTTGCTTGACAACAGTATTTTATTGGTGAAAGGGTCTAAACTTGTTAAACCTAAGTAATCCTAAACAAACATTTAACCGAAGCCGCCTTTATGGCGGCTTTTTTTATGGAGTAATCCCATGTACGTCAGACCAGGTTTTTTCCCCGGCGGCCAGAATGATCCCGCGATGGGAGGCGGCGGCTACTACACTCCCCGACCCGCACCAGGCAATCAATTCCCAGAGGCGTACCCCGGAATTGGTGGGGGAGGTATGCCGCAGCCTGGTTATCCAGGTATGGGCGGCTTCGGCGGCTTCGGCGGCTTCGGTGGTATGGGCGGCATGGGCGGCTATCCTGGGATGCCGCAGTTCCAGCCCCCAGGCGGCGGGATGAATCCATACCTCGGTCAGGTGATGGGTTATGGCGGCGGCTTTAATTATCCGCAGCCGTCGTTCCCTGGTGGTATGACGCAGCCAGGTTTTCCGAGTGGTGCTCCGTCGTGGATGCCATCAGGCGCACCCTCTCACCGGCCAGGGCCAGGTTTGATCGGCGGCACGGGCGGCGGCATGCCCGGCCAGATTGCCGAAGGCACCTTCAATCCTGGACCAAATGTTCAAAACCCAGGGATGCCCAACCATGGCCTCGCCCCGAAAAATCCACCACCCGGACCAGCGCCGTTTAAGCCAAACGTATCCGCTGGTCGCCTTGCAGAAGCACAGCGCCTGGCAGCGGCCGGCAAGATGGGTCGCGCAAAACAGCAGTGGGAAAAAGGCGGTGGCACTTGGAGCACGCAGGCGCACAAGTTTCTGAAGAATGGCTAAAACAAAAAAGATGACAGAAACCGAGCTTCAAGCTCGGGTCCAGCAAGAGATCGAAGCCTCGATAGGATACGGCGGCGACGTTGTTAGCGAGCAGCGTGAGCAATCACAGCAATACTACTTTGCCGAACCTTTCGGCAATGAGCAGGTCGGCAGATCGAGTTATGTGGACTCTACGGTCCAAGACTCTATCGAATGGATGAAACCGAGCCTGATGCGTGTGTTTGCGTCCGGCGATACCGTGGTGACGTTTAACCCGGTCACGCCGGAAGATTTGCCAGGCGCAGCCCAGGCGACCGATTACATCAACCATGTTTTTCTGAAAGAAAATCACGGTTGGAAAATCATGCTGGACTGGTTTCACGATGCACTGCTGCTCAAGAACGGTTGGGTAAAAGTCTGGTACGACTACTCGGAAGAGAAACAGCGCGAAGAGTATGCGCGACTGACCGATCTTGAGTTTGAAGCGTTGGTCATGGACGAAGATGTCGAAGTGATTGAACACACTGAGACAACTGAAGATGTCCAGGGCATTCCGATGGTTGAGCATGATGTCGTGATCATGCGCACCAACAGCGATGGCCGGATTCGCGTTGAGAACGTGATGCCGGATGAGATTTTGATTGCTCGCGAATCGCGCTCGGTTCAGGAATCTGCGTTTGTTTGCCATCGAGTCAAAAAGACCGTTACCGAGCTGCGCGAGATGGGATTCAAGATTGATCCCGACGAACTTTCTGATGCCGGTGAGATTGACGAGCTGTCGCCGCAGCGCCTGGCTAAGTATTCTTTTGATGACACTTATGGTGTGGGTATCTGGGGCGACGACGGGACAAACAACAACGACAAAAGTACCTGGACGTATTGGCTGCATGAATGCTACATCCGTGCCGACTACAACAACGATGGACTGAGCGAGCTGCTGAAAGTTTGCATGATCGGCAAGAAGATTTTGTCGGTCGATGAGGTTGATCGCATTCCGTTTGTGACGCTGACCCCAATTCCGATTCCGGGCAAGGTCATTGGTCAGTCGATTGCTGATCTCACAATGCCGCTTCAGCGTATCAAGTCCAGCATCATGCGCAACGTGCTCGACTCGATGTGGTTATCGAACCAGCCGCGTGTGGCTGTCGTGGACGGCATGGTGAACATTGATGACCTGACCAGCCAGCGCGTTGGCGGCATCATTCGCACCAAGACCCAGGGCGCTATTCAGCCGCTCCCGAATAACCCCATCGAGGCGCACACGTTTGGCCTGATTGAGTACCTGGACTCGGTGAGGGAGTCGCGTACCGGCGTATCGAAAACATCGATGGGGCTCAATAAGGACGCGCTGACGAGCCACACGACTGCGACGGCCGTGAACCAGGTAATGAACGCGAGCCATTCGCGGCTCGAACTGGTTGCCAGAAACTTTGCAGAGACCGGCGTCAAAGAATTGTTTGAAACGATGTATGCGCTGCTGCAACTGAACCAGAACAAAAAGCAGGTCGTGAAGCTGCGGAACACCTGGGTCGAGGTACGCCCGGACCAGTGGAACGACAAGATGGACGCGACGGTCGCGGTCGGCGTGGGAAGCGGAAACAAAGACCAGCAGGTCGCGCACTTGTCGAATATGTTGCAGTTTGCAACGCAATCCATGTCGGGCGGCTTACAGCTCTTTAATGAGCAGAACCTTTACAACATTGTTTCGCAGTTGATCAAGGCGCAGGGATTCATCAACGTGAACGATTACGTCACGGACCCGAGCACGATCCCGCCGCCTGAAGACCCTGGCGTCGATCCGCAAATGCAGATGGCGCAAGCCGAGATGCAGCTCAAGAACCAGGAGCTTGAAATTAAAGCCGGTGAGCTGGAACTCAAGCGTCAGAAACTCGCGCAAGAAGCACAGAAAGATGCAGTCGATGCGCAACTGAAAGCCGCCGAATTGCAACTTGAGTCAGAGCAAAACAGAGCAGTCGCAATAGGAGCAACGTGATTTGAGTGATACATCAAGGACTGAAAGAGCAGAGCACTTACTTAAAAATGAATTATTTATCGAGGCATTTAATGTCCTCGAAACTGAACTGAGAACCCGCTGGGAGAACAGCGGCTCAACCGAAGTCGATGCCAGAGAAAGTTGCTGGCTCGCAATCCAATTGTTGCAACAAGTTCGCCGTCATATCGAGTCCATTGTGACCACCGGCAAGATGGATGAACTGACGCACAGATTGGCTCC